ATGAATCAAATTGTGCTGTAACTATAGAAGCTACTAAAGACACGTTAGATACAATTAAACCAGATCTATTTAATAGATGTCATATTATATATAGGATTTCAGATCCATATTTAGAAATGCTTAAAGATACCGATACATTATCAATCGATGCAGGTTGGTATAGAGTTCATCAAGTAACAAAATGTAATATGATGGAAATACAACCAGATAACTATAAATTTGACGAAGAAATATGAAGTATTCAGTAGTAGTATCATTTAGTATGGAAGGATTTCATTGTTGGCCAGAAGCTAAAGAAATATTTCCAGAAGTTGGATTTTTGTCTGACAGACACAGACATATGTTTGGATTTCGATGTTATGCAAAAGTAACACATACAGATAGAGACGAAGAGTTTATTTTAATGCAAAGAAAATTAAAAAAACAATTAAGAACTAATTTTGGTGGTAATATATTAGAATTTGGTAGAATGAGTTGTGAAGATATTGGTGCCTGGATTATGGAGCAAAATAGTAATTTATATAAAGTAGAAGTTTGGGAAGATTGGGAGAATGGAGCAATAGTAGAATTAGGTTATTAACATGAAGAAAGTATTTTATTTTGGATTAGAGCCGTTAAAGGCTAGATATACATATCAATTATCAAAAGAATGGATGCCAGCAACATTTCAACCTTATGTTGATTCTGGTAAATTAGAATTTATTGATGTAGAAGGAGATTTTGATCCAGATCAACAAATTAAAATTGGAGCTGTATTAGACGCAGTAGGTAGAGGTAAATTTGCTATGAGTCAATGTAGCAACTTTTTAGATATGATGAATCGTGATGAAGTTAGAGATGGCGATGTTATATTTTTACAAGACTATTGGCATCCTGGTATTGGATCTATTTTATATGCTGCAGATTTATATGGTATTAAATTAGAAATATATGCAATGCTCCATGCTCAAAGTGTAGATGAATATGATTTTACATATCCAATGAGAACATGGATGAGAGGTTTTGAATTAGGTTTAGATAAAAGAATGTCTGGTATATTTGTAGGATCTAGTATTCATAGAGAACAATTAAGAGCAGCTGGATTTGAAGCACCAATACATGTTGTTTCATTGCCAATTCATAAGCAAAAGACATTAGATAAATTACCAAGCTATGATCCAGGAGCACAAAGAAAACCATTTGTTGTTTATTCTAGTAGATTAGATAAAGAAAAAAATCCATTTTTTATGATGGAAGTAGCAAAAGAATTTTTACAACAACATACAGATTGGGAATGGCACGTAACTACATCAGGTAAAGAGTTTAGATCAATGTTACCAGGCGTTATTGATAAATTAAGATCATTAGCAAAAGAAGAACCTAGATTTATATTATTAGAAGGATTAACAAAAGAAGAATATTATACAGAATTAGCTACATGTAGTATACAATTCAATTCTGCATTACAAGATTATGTATCATGGACTGTTATTGAAGCTACTGCATTTGGAGCAGATATTGTATATCCTAAATTTAGATCATTTCCAGAATTTATAGACGAAGAAAGAATGTATAAACCATTTGATGTACGATCTGCATTGAATACATTCAGTGATATTATGTTATTTCCTAATAGACATAATGAAATAGTAGATATATCTGATTTAGGCAGACAAATGGAAGGATATATTGTAGCAAATGGAATTAATCAAGAAATTAATATTTGGCACGAAGCTGAATATTGTAAAAGTTTATTAAATAAAAAAGAGGAAGAAAAATGAAAATAAATAAACAAGGGTTAGAAGAAATAAGAATGACCATAGAGACTCCTTTTCAAACTCTAGCAAAACAACTAGATGAAAAAGGACACTTAGACAAGCAAACTGCAGAAATAGTAACATTTATATTCTCAAAATTTGATCAATTAGGAGATTCATCATGGGAAGTAATTGATTAATGGATAAGAACTTTATATATTACCCATCATTATCTGCTGGTAGTATGGTATCTGCTTTCAAGAAGAATATGAAATTTCAAGATGGAACTACTTGTAGATTCTTTTCTAAAGAGTATCCTGAAGAATGGAGACATCCATACTTTCTTATAACTGCAGGACATCATTTTAAAAAGATGGATTTTCGTGATCAACTGGGACTAGATGATGAGGTATTAGTATTTGGAGATTCAGGAGGATTCCAAATAGCAACCGGAGCTTTAAAATGGGATAGCACTATTCGTGAAAGAATATTTGAGTGGTTAGAACACAATTCAGATGTAGCTGCAAATTTAGATATTCCTCCTAGAGCTAAATATGAAAATAGATTCGCAGAATCAATGGATATTAGTTTTGATAATTTTAAATGGTTTGAATCTAAACAAACAGGCAAGACAGATTTTTTAAATGTTATACAAGGAACATATACAGAAGAATATGCAGAATGGTATCATAAATTTAAAGACTTTGCATTTAACGGGTGGTGTATTGGAGGTCCTAAAAAATTAGTCGACTTTATGTATGTTATAGCATTAATGTTACAAGAAAGAGAATTTGAAAAAGAACATGTTAAATATATACATTTATTAGGTATATCAAAAATATCAGATTTTTTTATATTAGCAACATTGCAAAAACTAATTAATAAATTAACTAATAATAGAGTATTATTTTCAACGGATTCTAGCTCACCAGGACAATATCCGGTATTTGGAACATATCTTCATTCTGGAAATTATAAGACTCAAACATTTACAGAATTATATTTTCCAAAGAACAATGAATATAGAAGAAAATCTCATGCAAATAGAGCTAATAAAACAGTTGGAATTGATACTTCAAGACACGTTCCATGTAGTTTAGATTGTCCTGCATGTAAAGATTTTACATATGATTATTTAGGTGGTAAAACAGATAAAGGCTTAGATAGATATAGCCAAGAGGGTATGCCTAGAATGGTTATACATAATACGCATCTATATGTTGATATAGCAAAAGATGTTAGCAAACTAGTAAATAATCATGTTGAGTTGTTAGAAACAGCAATTCCAAAAGACTTATATGACGTCATATTATCATTACACGATATGTTTGATGATCCAGACAGTGCAATGAAAGTTTATGCAACATATAAGAAAACATATAAAAAGTTTGGTGGTGATAGTATATCAACTACTGATGCAAATCAATTCAATAAATTTTTTAAATTTTAAAAGGTAGAACAATGGAAAAAAGTAAGTTACAATCATTTATTAATAGATACTATTTAGCAGGCAACTGTGAAGCAGTAACTGTTAAAGCAAATGGACAATCTGTTAATTGTGAATTAATAGATGTAGATCAAACCGTAGTAGGTAAAGTTAAATGGAAAACAGATCCATTTATGTCAGGAGAATTAGGTATCAATCATACAGGTGCATTAACAAAGATGTTATCGGCTGTTGGAGAAAATATCGATATCGATGTTCAAGACGCACAAGGCAAAAATTATGCAATGAAAATTAAAGAAGGCAGCACAACAATGACATTTATGTTAGCTGATACTTCTGTTATACCAGCTGTTCCAGCAATTAATGCAGAGCCAGAGTATAATGTTACATTTGATATTGACGAATTATTTGTTAATAAATTTATAAAAGCAAAGAATGCATTGCCTGATGCAAAGAATTTTGCAGTTCAAGTACAAAATGGTAAAATTAAATTTATTATTAATTATACAACAATTAATTCTGATAATGTTACATTTGAAATGGATGGCGGATCGGATGCAATGGAACCAATATGCTTTTCTGCAGATAAACTAAAAGAAGTATTAACTGCAAATAAAGGTGATAAAGGTACTATGCATATATCATCTAATGGATTAGCTAGAGTAGATTTTACAGGTACAGACTTTGATTCAAATTATTGGTTAGTTCAATTACAAAATTAATATGGAAGTACGAGTAATAAATAAATCAGATAATGATCTTCCTAGTTATGAAACTATAGGTAGTGCTGGATGTGATGTTAGATCAACTCATGGAGCAATAATAGGACCTGGATTGAGTACTTTAATTAAAACTGGGTTATATGTAGAAATACCAGTAGGTTATGAAATACAAGTGAGGCCAAGAAGTGGATTAGCATATAAAAAACAAATAACGGTTTTAAATAGTCCTGGAACTATTGATGCAGATTATCGAGGAGAAATTGGAGTAATTTTAATTAATCATGGATTAGCTAAAGTTGAAATAGAAAAAGGTGAACGAATAGGACAATTAGTATTAAATAAAGTTGAACAAATAAAATGGAATCCAGTATTAGCATTAGCTGACACTACGAGAGGTTCTGGAGGATTTGGTTCAACGGGAAAACAATAAATTATGTTTGGAGTAACAGAAAATACACTTTGGGTAGAAGCATTTAGACCCGACACATTAGATGGATATATTGGAAATGAGCATATCATTGACAAAGTTAAAATATTCATTGAAAATGGAGATGTTCCACATTTGCTATTTTATGGTCAAGCAGGAACTGGTAAGACTACATTAGCAAAGATTATAGCAAATAATGTAGATGCAGATTTAATGTATATAAATGCATCTGACGAAAACTCAGTAGACGCAGTAAGAGATAAAATAAAAAGATATGCATCTACAGTAGGATTTAAAAGATGGAAAATTGTTATACTAGATGAAGCTGACTATTTAACTCCTAATGCACAAGCTGCGTTAAGAAACTTAATGGAAACATATAGCAAGACTACTAGATTTATATTAACATGTAACTATGTTGAAAAAATTATAGATCCAATACAATCAAGATGTCAAACGTTTGGCATAACACCTCCTTCAAAAAAAGATGTAGCTCAACGATTAGTAACGGTATTAGAAGAAAAACAAGTTGAATATGACATTAAAGATGTTGCAGCTATTATTAATTCTTCATATCCAGATATTCGTAGAGCTATTAATGGAGCACAAAGTCATGTTGTGAAAGGTAAATTAACATTGGATAAAAATAGTGTTGTACAAGCTAATTATATGACTAAATTACTTGAACTATTAAAAGATCCAAAAGATAAAAAAGAAACTTTTAAAAGTATAAGACAAATTATTGCTGATTCAAAAGTAAAAGACTTTACACCTCTTTATACTTATCTTTATGAAAATTTAGATGAATTTGCAACCGGCTCAATAGCTTCATGTATATTGATAATTGCAGAATCACAATATACTGACTCGCATGTAGTTGATAAAGAAATTAATATAATGGCAATGTTTGTTAAATTAATGAATGAATTATGATGAATCCAAATCAACCAAATATCAATCCTGCAGATCTAAAACCAATGATTTGTACAGAATGTGGCGGAATGTATTTTAGACAAGTAATGAGTATTAACAAAGTATCTAGATTCGTAACTGGTGCAGACAAAGACACAGTAGTTCCAATCCCAGTATTCAGATGTGATGATTGCGGACATGTTCCAGACGAGTTTAGACCAGTAACACCTAGTAAGTAATGGGAGCTCCATATCCAAAAGAACCAGTAGTTTTAGTATTCAAAACTTCAAATAGATCAAATGCTAAAACTAAAATGAAAGTTTACAAAAATAAGAATGTTGATTATGTTAACGAAAAGAAACTTCCTGGAGTGCCAGAAAATTCAATTTTCTTGGAATTAGCTATAGGAGAACATTATATAGAAAAGTATAAACAAAAATATAAATTATGACAAAGAAACCTGCAACTATTTTCGATTTTATTGATGGAATGACTCATAAGAAGAAAGCATGGTCTGAATATACAGATATTGACCATAAAAAGTTTTCTCCTTATTTAGTTAATAGATGGTTATCAATGAGAATGGAACTAATTGAAATAATCAATCAGTTACAGAAATACACAATAGGGTTACTATCCCATAAGGATACTTATCGTCTCTATCACGGCCTTCTACCTGCCCAGAGAACCTTTGCTAAGTACATAAAAGGAAAAAAGGAAGATAAGTATGACAAACAGTTAGTTTCACAAATTGCAGACCACTATCTGATAAGTAAATCAGAGGCCATTGAATATGTCGAGTTAATGCCAAAAGATAGTTGCAGCTCTTTGTTATCATTATATGGATATACAGAAAAAGAAATAAAAACAATGCTGAAAGGAAAGAAATGAAATTTGAATCAGATAACACAGAATCAGTAAATACACAATATCATTATGTTGGTAAATCTAGTTTATATAAATTTTGTGAAGAATGGGATTTAAATTCATATGAATTTGATATTGTTAAAAGAATTGTTAGATGTAGAAAAAAAGGTCAATTCGAAGAAGATCTAAAAAAGACAAAAGATCTAATAGATATATATCTCACAGAACATTTGGATCAATCCGAATAATTTCTTATAATATAAATAAAAAAGAATATGGCAAATAACGTATATACAGTTGTGAGTATAGAAGCTTCTAAAGAAGTTCTTAAGAACTTTGTAGACAAAATATTTACTCCAGAAGTAGAAGAAGCAGATTGGCAGAAAAAAAGTGATTTATTAGCTGACAATTTATATGGACTATTATATAAAGATTATCCAAAAGACAATTTAACTAGAGATTGGATGACTGAAAA